AACGACAAGACTACTGTTGCCAAGCTACAAGCTCTACGTCGTGACCTAGGTGCATGGGGTCTAGACCCATCAGAACTAGTTTACATCGTAAGCACAGAAGGTTACTACGATCTGTTAGAAGACACAAACTTCCTAACAGTTGACAAAGTTGGCAATCAAGCTACTCTGTTAACAGGTCAAATTGGTGCAATCGGTAACACACCAGTTATCGTAAGTGCTGAATTTGCTGACAAGGCTGACACAGTGGTTAACGCTATCTGCTTTGCACCAGGTAACTTCTTGGTTGGTAATCAACGCGGTCTACGTGTTGACACACAAGACCTAGTAGAAACACAACGTCGTGTTATGGTAGCTAGCCTACGTACTGGCATGACTCAAGTTACAACTAACCTAGGCCCAGCAGTTTCGGCCCTACGTTTCGTAGCTTAATCTACATAAGCAAGACCCTTCGGGGTCTTGTTTTATAAATGTACTCTGGTGCATTTATAAAACAAGAAAGGTATGCTAAATGGGACTAAATTTAATCACAAAAGCGGAATATAAAACATACGCTAGCATCACCAGTACTAATCAAGATGCAGAAATCGACTTACTGATTCCAAAAGTAAGCGAACTAGTAAAAACATATTGCCGCCGCACATTCGTAGACTACTACGACGAAGCAAAAACTGAAGTATTTGACGGAGGCTACGGCTCGCTGATCTTAAAAGAAACACCTGTCACACAAGTTATCAGTGTTCAACAAAGCACAGACTATGGTCAAACTTACACTAAGCTAACCAAGTTCGCAGACTGGGTACCAACAGGAGACTTTGTAGTAGCAATTGATCCCAGCGGATTTAAGCCAATGATCAATGGCTACAAGGTAAGTTATTTTGCTGGATACGAAACAGTACCAGAAGACTTGCGTTTGGCAGTACTGGACTTGATTACATACTATCGCAAAAATGACGGTGCTATTCACTCAACAAAAGCGCCCGGCACAAACGCCGTACAGATTGAATATATTTCAACTACTAGCTTGCCTGCACATATTAAACGAGTACTAGACTTTTATGTGGCGGATTATACATGAGTAAAGAGGCCGGCAAAGCTTATTTAAACAAAATATTAACTCCGTTACTGGAAAAAAATAAAGTATATCAGACACTAAAGCAAGATTTTAGAAGTATGCTGGATACCGACATACATATATTAGATATTAGCTCAGAGTCATTATATAGTAATGTAGCTTATATTAAAGATTCTGAAGATGATGATCAAGCATTTTTTGTTGGCTATGAAATATTTGTGGAAGTACTTAAGACATTTACAACCGTAATACCTAAGCAAAAAACTTTTTATGATATGCTGCGTGAACAAACGGCAAACATTGATACGCTTCTTAGAGGCAGTAAGAATGGCAGTATATACATTGAAGAAAAGCATATTATTATAACATCAAGTTTCGGGAGTGCAAGTAGATTATTACGACAGGTAACAAGACACCCTAAATTAGTTAAAGATAAGTACTTTGGTACAGTTAATCGTGCACGTAGCTTAGGTGAGCTAAGATTTCAAGGCTACGAAGGCGTTGAAGATAAAGACAATATTGCTAGCATTACTGAACGAGAAGCAGGGATATCTGCATACAAAACTAGAGCTCCTGGCAGTACTGCAAAGCCTACTCTCCGATATTTTGATGAAACAGGCCAAGAGTTAGACCCTGTAACAAAACAAGCACGAATTAGAGAGCTGTCCATTTTTGATATAGGCCATGCGTTTCAAGGATTAAGTGATAGGTCAAGAAAATCTCCTTTAAGTAGTAAATTGGAAGCTTCGTTAAAAGTACGGGGCAATCCAAGTATAAGGGCTTTAGTAGCGACTGCTTTAGAAAGTCTAGCGGATATACAAGCAGAGGTAGATTATACATATAACAACACTATACCCTCTAAATTACTAAATGGCCGTGGTACATTAGTTTTATCTTTACACGTATACAACAGAAATAATGATTATGCTCGTAAAGAAGGGGCTATATATAATAAGTTAATTGCGCGTATGAGAGAGGAACTTATTAGTTCACTAACACCGCGACAGTTATCTAAAATTCCAGGCTCAGATACGCTAGAACAGGATGTAGTATCTGTAATATCTAACAGCATGTTAGTCACCTTAGGTGCTAAAAATAAAATTAAGCCTTTAAAGCCCCATGAACCAGTTATTGGTAAAGCAAATACTAAAAGAAGTAAAGTAAGGGCAAAAGTATCCTCAAGAGATACATCTCTACCAAAAAAATCAAAAAGTGGTAGCGTGCCATTAAAACCTACAGTTAGTGGCACAAACTTACTAAGCCTACAAAACCTAATTAATCAACAGCTACAGGATGTAGTCAGTGCTAATATGGGTGATGGGGATAGTCGTCGAGTACTGAACTACCGAACAGGCCGACTAGCGGCCAGTGCTAAGGTTGAAAAGCTAAGTGAGTCTCGCACAGGTATGATTACTGCTTTTTATAGTTATATGAAAAACCCTTACGCAACTTTTAGTGATGGGGGCCGTCAGCAATATCCTAAGTCGCGCGACCCTAAACTGCTGATATCAAAGTCAATTCGCGAAATTGCAGCAACTCAAGTAGGCAACAGATTAAGGGCAGTAAACGTATGAGCCGCAGAACTTCAATTGTAAAAGCGCTAGCAGAAAAAATTAAACTAATTGACGGCAACCTACCTTATCAAGTCAATCTTAGTAATAACGCATACGCAAAGCTAAAGTTCTGGGACGAAGTCCAAGACTTTCCTGCGGTGTACTGCACACCGGGTTCGGAAATGCGCGAATACCATCCAGGCGATTTCGCATGGGGATTTTTAGGCGTTGCTGTTAAAGTTTACTGTCGCGGCGAAGAAGCTCAAGACGAGCTTGAAAAACTATTAGAAGACATAGAGCATTGCGTAGACAGCAATAGAAATCTGGTCTATGATACCAATACTGGATATGATACCACAGAGATTTTAATCCAGTCAATTACAACTGATGAAGGGCTATTAGCTCCCTATGCAGTTGGTGAAATTAACTTACAAGTCCGATACCAGATTATGTAAGAAACCGTACCGAACGTGCCAGCAACAGATAAATGTCTAGTTAAGGTACCGTGGTACTAACTAAAAGGAAATGAGATATGTCATTTAATTTAATTCGCAACAGTCGAGTATTCTTTACTACGAACGTTAATTCAGGCACAGGTGTAGTGGCCTCAACAGGCTTTACTCCAACTAACACACGTGAAATCCAAGTATTGGATGGTTTCAGCTTTAGCCAAAACACAACTCAAGAAACTGTTACACTAAACGAAGCCGGTGCTACACCTGTTCGTGGTCAGCGCAGTTTTAACACAGCTCTTGATCCAGCAGACTTTTCGTTTACAACTTATATGCGCCCTGCTGATAGTGGTGTTAATATTACTTGTGAAGAATCTGTGTTATGGAACGCAATGTTCTCTGATGATGCTATTGGCAGTGCTACAGCTGCTTGGGCTGACGGCGTTGCCTCAGCCACTTGTACAGTTGAAAACAGTAATACTCACCAGCTACAAAAGTTTGGTATGATTATTACTATTGACACCACTACATTTATTATTGATAACTGTGTGTTAAACACAGCCACAATTGATTTTGGACTAGACGCTATTGCATCAATTCAGTGGGCAGGTCAAGGCGGTGTGCTACGTCAAATCACAACACCAACGCTAAGCGGTACAGGTACTATTACTTTTGCAGGCAGCTTAACTGGTACTGCATTAGGCAAGAACACAACAGCGCCTTATATTGCCAACAAATTATCAACTGTTAGCTTAGATGCTGGCATTGGCGCAGGTGGCACAGCATACACACTAGCATTAACTGGTGGTAGCTTAACAATTTCCAACAACGTTACTTACTTAACGCCAGCTAACTTAGCTGAAGTTAACAAGCCAGTTACTTACTTTACTAGCACTCGTGCTATTAGTGGTACTTTAAACTGCTACTTACGTACAGGAAGTGGAAACAGTGCCGACCTAATGTCGCAAATGTTAGCAACTTCTAGCAGCGATGTTAACCCTGCTTACTACATTAAGATTGCAGTGGGTGGTAGTGCTAACGTAACACACGTTGACTTTACAATGCCTGCCGTTGTACTTTCTATTCCAGCTGTAAACGCTGAACAAGTTGTTTCAACAACTATCAACTTTACTGCACAAGGTTACACAGGTTCTGCATTTGACATTGGTCAATCAAACGAACTAACTATCGACTACGTTACAGCAAACGTTTAATCGGTCTTTTTAAAGGGTTGGCTTGATCACCAACCCTCTTTTTCCACTTAAAATATAAATATGACAATTTCTTTAAAATCCCTGTTGGTTCCTTCAAAGTCTGTGGAAGTAGAATACCCTGGACTGCCTGGTTTTAAAATCAACCTTGCTTTTCTAAGCCGCGAGACGCTGTTAAACATTCGCAAAAAAGCAACAAAAACAACGTTTAAAAATCGCCAAGCATCTGACGATTTCAACGAAGAACTATTCTTACAGCTTTATGTTGAAAATGCTGTAAAAGGCTGGAGTGGGCTAAAATTAAGTTACTTGGAGCAACTTGTACTAGTTGAACTAAGTGGCCAAAACCCAGAAGACGAACTTGAGTTTACTGCTGAAAATGCACTTTACTTGATGAAGAACTCCAGCAATTTTGATGCATATGTTAGCGAACAGGTCACAGACCTGGGAAACTTTTCTTCGAGCAGCAACAAGAGCTAAATAATTGGCTTGTTAACTACATGCAAAACTCCAATGTTGGTATGACCAAGGATCACTACTTTGAAATGTGCGAAGCCTTGGGTACCGATCCAGCGGAGTCAGAAGTACCTATTGAAATTGAAGACTTTCCAGTTGAAGTTCAACAGGCTTTTGGCGTGTACCGTATGCTGCGAGATGAATGGGATACAATGAGTGGAATATACTTAGGCAAAAGCCTAATAGGTATTACAGAAGTATTATCTGCCACAGAAATTGATGCTGTTGACCATAAGTTTATTACTATGTTGGTTAGGTCAATTGATGTTGTACGTGCCCAAGAAATAAATTCAAAAAAAGCCGATCAAAAGCCCACAAGCTAAAACCTTGTGGGCTTTTTTACGCTAAAAATTTTTTGGTTTGACAACATTATGGTTAAGTGTTATAATGGTCTGTAACAAAGTTTGTGTAAATTTAAGCCTCAGGTTCTAAGTAAAGGAGCAAAGATGGCAACAGTAAAAATTGATTTAAGTCTAGAAGACACTAAGGGCACTATACGTCGCCGTAAAGATGAGGTACAAGACTTAAACAAAGAGTTAGAAAAAGCAAATCGCTTTAGTAAGAGTGCTAAACCAGTCAGTCAAGCTGTTAAATCCAGCTATGGTGCGGGCATGGGGATTGCAGGCGGAGAAAATCAAGAGTATAATCGTGCTCGTGGATCAATGGGCGGCACTGGAGCAAGTGGCCGGGACTTTGCACGCCAAGCGCAAGGCTTGGACGGACTAGTTCGTCTATATGCTATATATGCTGCTAACGTATTCGCTGTTGGTGCGGCGTTTACCGCATTAAGTAATGCAATGGATACCACCAACATGGTAAAAGGGTTAGATCAATTGGGTGCTGCAAGTGGTGTAGCTATGGGAGCTTTGGCCAAACAGTTCTCGGCAGCTAGTGGAGGAGCTATTAGTTTACGCGAAAGCATGGAAGCTACTGCCAAAGCAATAAGCAGTGGTCTATCGCAATCACAATTTTTAAAATTAGGTGATGTTGCCAAAAAAGCATCACAAGCACTTGGCGTTAATATGTCAGATGCTGTTAGCCGTCTAACTCGTGGTATCACAAAACTAGAGCCAGAATTACTAGACGAATTAGGTATTTTTACCAAAGTTGGTAAAGCCACTGAAGACTATGCTCGTAGTGTTGGTAAAAGCGCAAACTCATTAACGGATTTTGAACGTCGTCAGGCATTTGCAAATGCTGTGCTTGATGAAGGTGCTAAAAAGTTTGGTGATATTAATATTGATACTAATCCATACAGCAAATTATTAGCTACACTAAAAGATGTAGCTCAAAGTGGCTTAGAAATTGTAAACACAGTATTAGCTCCTTTTGCAAAATTATTGTCCAGTAATACCAGTGTGCTTGTAGGCGCACTTGCTTTAGTAGGTGTAAAATTAGTTACTGACGCTTTACCTGCTATTATAAACTGGCGT